GATGCCAATGCTTGCGGAGAATAACAAGGCACGTATACTGTACCACTTTAAGAACAGGGGCTATAGAGCGTTCTCATTGAACAGGCCCGATAGGGTACTGAATAAGCTCAGTAAGACAGAGCGAGAGCTGGGTGGTATACCTAACTCATCTGAAGAAGTTAAGCAGGCCCACGCCTCTGCAATTGAGTCCTACATCGAAAAGTTCATTGGGTTCGATATGACCTCTACTTATAGACCTGCTGATGAGATAGGCACGATGCCATTTATTAGGACGCTTGAGGACTGGGCAAAGTTTGATATTAACGATAGAACGAAGCATGATGCGTCTATCAGTTCGGGGTTGGCTATAATGGCAAATCAAAAACATGTATATTTACCAGATAAAAAAGAATCGAAAATTAGTGTTAATTTCGCGAAGTACGCTAACACTGGAAATCAAAGTAAAATTATTAGATGAAAGATGTCGTAGTCAATATATCTTCAACAGCATTTCCAAGCCAGTTTGTTTCTGATTCGGAGAAAGCTACGCCTGAGTTTGGTCTTCAGGTAGGTCAAGCCATTCAGTACGAGTGGTTCCGGAAAGATGGCAGTAATTGCAGATACTATAATCAGTGGGCTGAGTTTCATCGCTTGCGTTTGTACGCACGTGGTGAGCAGTCTATTCAAAAATATAAGAATGAGTTAGCCGTAGATGGTGACTTATCTTACCTAAACCTAGACTGGACTCCAGTCCCTATCCTTCCAAAGTTTGTGGACATTGTTGTTAATGGCATGTCTGATAGACTATTTAAGGTTAAGGCATATGCACAGGATGCTATGTCTCAAGCAAAGCGCAGTAAGTATCAGGACATGATTGAGGGCCAGATGGTTGCCAAGGATGTCTTGACTACAATACAGAATGAGACAGGCGTTGATCCATTTATTATGAACCCTGATGAGCTCCCTCAAACTGACGAGGAGCTATCACTATACATGCAGCTTAAGTATAAGCCAGCAATTGAGATAGCAGAAGAGGAGGCAATCAATACAATATTTGATGAGAACCACTACCAGGATACACGCAAGCGTATTGACTATGACCTTGCAGTAATTGGCATTGGTATAGCGAAGCATCAGTTCCTACTAGGAGCTGGCGTTGAGGTGTCATATGTTGACCCAGCGAATGTTGTGTACAGCTACACTGAAGATCCATTTTTCCAAGATTGCTTTTATTGGGGAGAGATAAAGACTCTACCTATAACAGAACTTTTAAAGATTGATCCTACCCTTACGAATGAGCAGCTAGAAGAAATATCTAAATACTCTCAGAGCTGGTACGACTACTACAATGTAGCTAGATTCTATGAGAACAGTATGTTCAGTAGAGATACTTGCACACTACTTTACTTCAACTATAAGACCACTAAGAAGATGGTCTACAAGAAGAAGATTCTTGAAGGTGGTGGTACTCGTGTTATAGAGAAGGATGACAAGTTCAACCCTCCTGTAGAGATGATGGATGAGGGCAAGTTTGAGAAGTTGGAGAAGACCATTGACGTATGGTACGATGGTGTGATGGTGATGGGTACTAACTTCTTGTTGAAGTGGGAGATGTCTGAGAACATGGTTAGACCAAAGTCGTCTTCTCAGCATGCTATACCAAACTATGCAGCTTGTGCTCCACGAATGTACAAGGGTGCCATTGAGTCGTTGGTGAGAAGGATGATACCTTTTGCTGACTTGATTCAGATGACTCACTTGAAGCTACAGCAAGTTATTGCACGTACCGTTCCTGATGGTGTGTTCATTGATGCGGATGGATTGAATGAGGTTGACCTGGGAACAGGGGCGGCTTATAATCCAGAGGATGCACTAAGACTATACTTCCAGACTGGTAGTGTAATTGGTAGAAGCTACACTCAGGATGGTGAATTTAACAATGCACGAGTTCCTATTCAGCAACTTACATCTAACTCAGGTGCTGCTAAAACTCAGATGTTGATTGCTAACTACAATCATTATCTTGAAATGATTAGATCTGTGACTGGCCTTAATGAGGCTAGAGATGGATCTACTCCTGATCCTAATGCGCTAGTAGGTGTACAGAAGCTTGCAGCACTTAACTCTAATACAGCTACAAGGCATATACTTGAGAGTGGTCTGTTTATCTATAGGTCTCTTGCTGAGGCACTTACGTATCGTGTTGCTGACATATTGCAGTACGCTGACTTTAAGGATGACTTTGCTAACAAGATTGGTAAGTACAATGTATCTATCTTGAATGACATCAAGGACTTGTACATCTACGACTTTGGTATCTTCATTGAGATCTCTCCTGATGAGGAGCAGAAAGCACAGCTAGAGCAGAATATACAAATGGCACTATCTAAGGGAGATATTAATCTTGAGGATGCTATTGACATTAGAGAGATTAAGAACCTTAAACTTGCTAACCAGCTACTTAAACTTAAGCGAGTTAAGAAGCAGGAGTATCAAGAAAAGATACAGATGCAACAGCAGGCAATGCAAGCTCAACAGCAGATGCAGATTCAAGAGATGGCATCTCAATCTGCTATGCAAAAAATACAATTGGAGTCTCAGGCTAAGATGCAGTTTAAGCAGGCAGAGGTGGCTTTTGATATTGAGAAGCTAAAGGCAGAGGCAGAGCTTAAGAGAATGCTAATGGCTGAAGAGTTTAAGTATCAGATGCAGATTGCTGGTGTTAAAGAAACCGCACTTGCAGATAGAGATACGATGAAGGAGGACTCTAAAGCCAAGCGTATCAGTCAGCAGAATTCTGAGCAGTCTAAGTTGATTAACCAGAGAAAGAACAACTTACCTCCATTGAGTTTTGAGTCCAATGAGGACACGCTTGATGGGTTCGACATGGCAGAGTTTGAGCCACGTTAAAAAAAAATATATATTTGTAACATAAAATCTAATTAAATGGAAATCAAAGTAAGATCACTAGATGGAATTGAGCCAAAGAGTGTACAGGAAGTAGAGAAAGAACTACTTGAAAAACATGAAAGGGAGATTAATAGTGAAGTGCAGTTGGATACTTCTAGTATTGACAATGCAGTTCAAGAGATTACTCCTCAAGAGGAGGAGTTATCTGAAGAAAAAGTTCTTTCATATATTGGAAAAAGATACAATAAGCAAATCAATTCATTTGATGAGTTGATGGATCAGAGACAGAGCAATGAAGAATTGCCTGAGGATGTTGCAGCTTATTTGAATTATAAGAAGGATACTGGTAGAGGATTTGATGATTTCCTAAAGCTTAGGAAAGACTACGATGCAATGGACCAGAATCAACTTCTTAAAGAGTACCTTGCAGATACGCAGCAGAATTTAGACGAAGAGGACATTGATGTCTTGATGGAGGATTACACCTACGATGAAGACCTAGATGATGAGTCAAAGATTAAGCATGTAAAGATTGCAAGAAAGAAAGCTATTGCCGAGGCTAAGAAACATTTCAATTCTCAGAAAGATAAATATAAGCTTCCGCTTGAGTCAAGTGGTATGGGCTTATCTCCAGAAGAGAAGGAAGAGTTTGAGGCTTACCGTCAGTATACAAAACAGTCAAAGACTGTAGAGGAGGAAAGTAATCGGAAGCGTAAGTGGTTCGACCAAAAGACAGATGAGGTCTTTAGTAAAGACTTCAAAGGATTTGAGTTCGACATTAACGATAAGAAGATTTTATTTACTCCGGGATCTGGTTCAGAATTAAAGAGTGCTCAGTCGAGTCCAATGAACTTTATTAATAAGTACTTGGATGAAAGTGGCCTAATTAAGGATGCAGCTGGATACCATAAGTCTTTGTCTATCGCAATGAATCCTGAAAAGTTTGCCAAGTTCTTTTATGAGCAAGGGCAAGCGGATGCTACCGATGACGTTTTACGAAAGACCAAAAATATAAATATGTCTGAGCGTAGAGCTCCTGAGGTTGTTAATAAGGGTGGGATGCAGGTGAAGGCGGTTGCGCCAGACTCTGGAAAGGGTTTAAAAATCCTCAGTATTAAAAGAATGTAACAACTAAAAACAAAAAAAAACAATGGCAGTATTAAATTCTCCTGGGTTCCAATTGCAGCCGAGTGCTGAGCAGGTTCCCTTATCAACAAACTACATTACCAACTTCGACTTCTTGAACCAGTATCTACCTGATACTTACGAGAAAGAATTTGAGCGTTATGGTAACCGTACAGTAGCTTCCTTCCTAAGAATGGTGGGAGCTGAAATGCCTTCCAACTCTGACATGATCAAGTGGGCTGAGCAAGGTCGTTTGCATACCAAGTATGTGAACTGTGATTCATCAGCAAATGCTGCGGCTGACTCCGCAACTATTACTGTTAATGATGCTAACGTAACTGCAATCGCTATCCGTGCAGGACAGACTGTATTTATCTCTGATAACGCTACAGGTCTTTCTAACAAGGGTATTGTTACCACTGTTGACACAGCAAATGATACTTTCGGAGTAGCTTACTACGAAGCTGGAGGACAGACTTTCTCTGGAACTGCTGTTCTTTCAGTATGGATCTATGGTTCTGAATTCAAAAAAGGAACTGTTGGAATGATCGGATCTTTGGAGGCTGAAGATGAATTCTTCGACAACTCTCCAATCATCATCAAGGACAAGTATGCAGTATCTGGTTCTGACATGGCTCAGATTGGATGGGTAGAAGTAACTACCGAGAATGGTGCGACTGGATACCTTTGGTATTTGAAGTCTGAGCACGAGACTCGTCTACGTTTCGAAGACTATCTTGAGACTGCAATGATTGAAGCGGTTCCTGCTGAGGCGGGGTCTGGTGTAGCTAACGCTGGCTTGAACCCAATATATGGTAACAAAGGTTCTGAAGGTATCTTCTATGTTGTTAACAATCGTGGTAACGTATGGGGTGGTGGTAACCCAACTACTCTTTCTGATTTTGATAGCATCATCTCTCGTCTTGACAAGCAGGGATCTATCGAAGAGAACGTAATCTTCTTGAACAGAGCATTCAGCTTTGACATTGATGATATGTTGGCAGCTCAGAACAGCTACGGTGCAGGCGGTACTTCTTATGGTCTATTTGACAATGATGAGAAGATGGCTTTGAACCTTGGTTTCACTGGCTTCCGTAGAGGTTATGACTTCTACAAGTCTGACTGGAAGTACTTGAACGATCCTACCATGCGTGGTGGTTTACCAACTGGTGCATCTGCAACTGGTACCGTAACTGGTCTATTGGTTCCTGCTGGTTCTACCACTGTGTATGACCAAATCCTTGGTAAGAACGCTAAGCGTCCATTCTTGCACGTTCGTTACAGAGCGTCTGAGACTGAAGATCGTAGATACAAGACTTGGATCACAGGTTCTGCCGGTGGTGCACAGACTAGCGATCTCGATGCAATGGAGGTCAACTTCTTGTCTGAGCGTTGTGTATGTACCTTGGGTGCAAACAACTTTGTGTTGTTCAGATACGGAGCCTAATTCTAAATAATGGAGGGGCCGATTGGCCTCTCCTTTACATTTAAACAAACAAAGCGATGGCTATTAAGAAAAAAGGAGGAGATCCCGTTCCAAAGAAAAAGGGTCCCGGACCAAAAATGCTACCTCAGGTTATGGTAACTGCCTCTAGAATTGTTGACGAACCAGCAAAGAAGTCTAGTGCTATTAATAAAAGAGCACCGTTAATGGATGTTCCTCTAGGTAAGAAAGGATATAGAATGTCAATTGATACCACAAACATGAACAATCCAGATGAGCAGACCTATAACTATATGGTTAAGAATGCAGCTGGTAAAGTTACATCAAAGGGGAATATAGCTAGTACTATGGGTAAGTCTGGAGGCAAACAAATAGTTAATAAGCTTAAGGCAAAGAAGTAACAATTAACTGAGGGGGTCGCTGTGACTCCCTCTATTTTAAATCTTTAAATCTAATCAAATGAAAAAATCAGCAATAAGTTCTGACAAAGTCTATAAACTAAAGGGAGAGTCTGCTCCTTTATCATTCACTTTACCATCAAGGAATACTAGAAGGTACCCACTCCTTTACTTTGATGAAGACAATAATGTCAACAGGACATTAAGGTATGCCATCAATCAGAAGTCTCCATTCGAGGATGAACAAGATGGCAACGCAATCGTAGAGCCAATCGTATTTGAGAATGGCTTCCTATCAGTTCCAAGAACTAACCCCGTACTACAGCAGTTCCTACACTATCACCCACTAAATGGTATCTCATTTATTCAGGTTGACTATGAGAAGGATGCCGCCAAGGAAGTAGAGAAGCTTACAGCTGAAGTAGATGCATTGATTGAAGCACGTCAACTTAGTGTAGATCAGCTCGAGACAATCTCTAGAGTTTTGTTTGGTAAAGATCCGAACAAGTCTACAACATCTGAGCTTAAGCGTGACATCTTGATTTATGCAAAGAGAGATCCAAAAGGATTCTTAAATATCCTACATGATCCAATGCTA